GGGTACAAAATCCAATTCCCCCTCAATTCCCTTTAGGTGTAAATTTGATTTTACTTTTAAAATAAATTGCCAATTAATTTTTAGGAATATTTTTAGATATATTTTTTGAGATTATTATTGATATTTATTTAGGGTATATCTGCAAAATAGCCAAGGGGTACGCAGGGGACACATGGGGGGTGTACCTAGGTATGTATGTACTCATGAGAAAATCTTAAAAAACCTTGTTAAGTACCTTTGGGCTATATCTTTGGGTATATATTCCAAATATTCCAGGCTATATTCTAAGGAATCCCCTAAGGTATATCTAGGGGGAAATACCATTTTACCTGTATTATAGATATATATCCCCCCTGGGTATTCCTATGGAATATTATACACACCATAATCAATTTTGTCAAGACATAATTAAAATATATTTTTAAAAGATACTTGACAATCTAGCCAAATGGTGTATAATATATAAATTATGGGTCTATCAAAGGGATCACACACAATAAGCTAATTAACTAATAGCCGAGGATTGTCACTGATACACCCACAATATTTTGGCTGTAGCCATTTTAAATAAATATACTATGGAAAAAAAATACGAAGAAACAGATTTATTATACGATAATAGTTATGAAGATGACTATGACATGCGTAAAAGTCCTAATCCATTAGGAAGAGGTAAAGGTCTTTCTCCAAAAGAATTAATGGAAAAGGATGATACAATTACTTCACGATCTGGTGATAAAGCCAGTTATAATTTTCGCATGAGTCCAAATCCTCTTGGTCGAGGTAAGTTTTCGAATATGAGTATGTCTGTAACAGAACGAGAAACAATTGAACCTAAAATATCTGGTAAACTTGACACACCAGTATTGAAAGATTTTAAAACTGCATTTAAAGAAGCTAGAAAAAAAGGAGTAGAAACTTTTATGTATGGTGGTAAAAAGTTTTCTACAGCAACTGCTGAAGATGTAAAAAAAGCAGGATATAGTAATTTAAAAGATTATCTAAATTCTAAATTTAAAAAGAAAGTGCAGAATGAAACACCAATGGACTTATCATAGTATACATAATCTTCCATTTAATGAATTAATGGAAATTGTAAATGCTAGACATGGATTCTACTATAATAAAAACTCCAGAGAAAAACTTAACCGATATGCAAGAGAAATTCCTCGAAGCATTATTCGGAGAAGCGAAAGGAAATCCAAAACACGCAGCCGAAATAGCTGGATACTCAGAAACAAGTTATCCAAAGGTAATTAGAAATTTAAAAAAAGAAATTATAGAATTGGCAGAAAACTACCTTGCCTTCCACTCTGCCAAGGCTGCTTCACGCATGGTCGACCTTTTAGATGAAGATGGTACCACACCACAAGCAAGTGTCAGACTAGAAGCAGCCAAACAAATTTTAGATAGAATAGGTGTATCAAAAAAAGATCAACTTGATATTAATATGAAATCTATATCAGGTATTTTTGTACTTCCAGCAAAAGATGGAACCATTAAAGATTAGAAGAAAAAGTAAAACTATTCCATTTGGATTTAAATTAAGTGATGATCCAACTTATTTAGAACCTATTTCATCAGAATTACAAGCATTAGATGAAGCTAAAAAATATATTAAAAATTGTTCATATCGAGAAGTAGCACAATGGCTTACAAAAAAAACAGGTAGATATATATCTCATGTCGGACTTAGAGAAAGACTTAACAGAAATACAACCACCGAAGCCAAAGAAGAAAATAACACAAAGACAGAAAGCTAAAACTTCTGCAAAAGAGGCATTAGATAGAACAAGAGAAAAAGTTGCAAGATTAGAACAAAGTTTACGATCTGCAAAAGAGCATCATCAAAACGTTAAAGAAAAATTAATTACAGTTAATAAAGCATTAGATGGTAGTGAAACAAAACTATTAACTGAAGATGTTATTAATGATGTTCCTAAAAATATACAGGAACATATTAAAAATCAAGAAGTAATATTTAAACCAAATGATGGTCCACAAAGAAACTTTTTAGCTGCATCTGAGCGAGAAGTTTTTTATGGTGGAGCAAGAGGTGGTGGTAAATCATACGCTATGTTGGTAGACCCACTACGATATTGTAATAAAACACAACATCGTGCATTACTTCTTAGACGTACAATGCCAGAGTTAAGAGATTTAATTAATCATTCTCAACGATTATACTCTAGAGCATTTCCAGGAGCAAAATGGAGAGAACAAGAAAAAGAGTGGAGATTTCCATCAGGTGCAAAGATAGAGTTCGGTTATGCGGAAAACATGACCGATGTATTAAGATACCAAGGGCAATCTTACACATGGATAGGAATAGACGAGTTACCTCAATATCCTACTCCAGATATTTATAATTTTCTAAGATCATCACTTAGATCTGTAGATCCAGAATTACCCGTTTTTATGAGGGCAACAGGCAATCCTGGAAACGCTGGTTCACAATGGGTTCGAGAAATGTTTGTTAATCCATCGGAACCAAACGTACCCTTTTTTGTTTCTGTTGATACTCCAAATGGTATAAGAAAAATTACAAGAAGATTTATTCCTGCAAAATTACAGGACAATCCATACTTAATGCAAACAGATGATTATTATATCATGCTTGCATCTTTACCTGAAGTACAAAAAAAACAATTTTTAGATGGCGATTGGGATGCATTTGAAGACTCAGCATTTCCAGAATTTAATAAATTAAAACACGTTGTTGAGCCATTTGAAATACCTAAAGGATGGTATAAGTTTCGTGCTGCTGACTGGGGATATTCTTCTCCTGCTTGTGTTCTTTGGTTTGCTGTTGATTATGATAATAATCTATGGATATACAGAGAACTTTATATAAAAAAAATTACAGCAGATTTATTTGCAAAAAAAGTTTTAGAATTAGAAAATAAAGAACAAATTGCATACGGAGTATTAGATGCAAGTACTTGGGCAAAACGAGGAGATGTAGGTCCTTCAATTGCAGAAACAATGATTCAATCTGGATGTCGTTGGAGACCATCTGATCGTTCACCAAATAGTAGAATTAGTGGTAAATTAGAATTACATAAACGTTTAAGTTTAAATACAGATACACAAGAACCAGGAATTAGGATATTTTCAAACTGTAGAAATTTAATTAGAACACTTGGAACTATTCCAAATGATACATCAAATTTTGAAGATGTAGACACCACTTCAGAAGACCATGCATATGACGCATTACGATATGGATGTATGAGTAGACCTATTCATCCATCTACAGGTAAAACATTTAGAGGAATCGGTTCAACACATGATTTTGTGCCAGTAGATAAAAACTTTGGTTACTAAAGGAAAAAAATGAAAAACTCAAATAATACATTATTAAAAGGAAAACAAAAAAATCTTCCTCCCTTTTTAAAAGAAAAGATATTAAAGGCAAAAAAGAAAAATTCTATTAAAAAGAAAAAAAATGCCACTGTCAAGTAAGGGAAAAAAAATAATGAAAGCGATGAAAAAAGAATATGGTGTCAAAAAAGGACAAACTGTATTTTATGCATCTGCTAATAAAGGCACTATCAAAGGTGTCAAAAAAAATTCCAAAAATAAATATTAAAAACTTTCCGTATCCTCTCGTATTATTATATTGGGAGGATATCACAAGTCATTCACATTGGGAAGATATAATAGAAATTAAAAAGTCTAAAACTGCAATTTGCTGTAGCGTAGGATGGCTTGTTGAATCAAATAAAGATACAACAGTTATAATGGCAGATTATAGTTTTGAGCAAGACAATACTATAAAAGACGGGGGATCTTACACCACTATACCTACAAAAAATATTATATCAATTAAACAATTATTAAAATAGGAGCACATCATGGGTCGAAAAATTAAAGTACAAACTGCATCAGAATTACTAGAAGATATTCGAGAAAAAATTGACGAGTTAGAAGATAAAATTTATGAACTTGAAAATAATGAATCTGATCAATCGGAAGATAATGAAGATTCAGATGATGAAGATTTAGATGATGAATCCGAGGAGGATAAAGAGTAATGGTAGAAAAAGTATTTAATCCATTAGCAAAAGTAAAACAAGGTGATCATAATGGTTCTGTTGAACTATCAATGAAACAGCCAACTGTTAACATTGATTTTTCTAAACACGCACCAAGAAAATATGAATCTGAAAAAATATTAGGGGAAATGAATTATCCTAAAGCTAATAAAAAACAGAACGTACAATCAGAATTGTTTACTAAAGCTGACGAAAAAGATTACTAACAAGGAGAACTAAATGAAAAATAAAATCATGCAAGGTGAATTATCATCTGCTGCTGAATCTAAATTAATTAGATACGGACTAGAAATTGATGCAAATAAAAAACTTATGCAAGGAGAAATGGCTCCTGCTGAATTTGCAAAAAAAAAGTCTAAGTCTAAAGTAGATTCTAAAATATTTTCAATGGCAGACGAAAGAGATTACTAGTAGTTATTTAAATGAAAGACAACCAAGATAACGGTAATAATCAATTTACAGATTATAGTAATCTTGTTGGTCATATAAAAAGTAAATTTCAAGAATCTGAAACTTCTAAAATATATGATGAAAAACGTTGGTTACAATCATATAGAAACTACAGAGGAATATATGGTCCTGAAATGGCTTTTCGAGATAATGAAAAGTCAAGAGTATTTGTTAAAATTACTAAAACAAAAGTACTAGCAGCATTTGGACAAATTATAGAAGTTTTATTTTCACAAGGTAGATTTCCATTAGGAGTTAAACCAACTACTGTACCAGAAAATAGTGTGCAATATGCACATTTAGATCCTCAAGCATCTGGTAAAGATGAAAATAGATTACCACAACCTAAAGATATTATTAGAGATATTTATGGGTATGAAGGTGATGGTAAAGAAATTAAACCTGGAACTACTGCAAGTGATCTTATGCGAACTCTCGCACAAGATTATGATCAATTAGGATTTGAAGAAGGTTCAGCTAAACTGGGTCAACCACAAATAGAACCAGCAAACTTAGCAGCTGAAGCTATGGAAAAATTAATTCATGATCAATTAGAGGAATCAAGTGCAGTAACAATAATGCGTCATACATTTTTTGAAATGGCATTATTAGGAACAGGAGTTATTAAAGGACCATTTACAAACACAAAAATGTATCATTCATATGATAAAGCAAATGGTTTAAATATACATATTACAAAACAAAAAACAATACCTAGTATTGAAGCAGTATCATGTTGGAATTTTTATCCAGATCCAAATGCTACAAATATTAATGATTGTGATTATATAATTCAAAGACATAGTTTTAATAAACAACAGTTAGCTGATTTAAAAAATAAACCTATGTTTAATAGTGCAGCAATTGATGCATCATTAGAAGCTGGACCTAATTATCAAGTTAGAGGATTTGAATCATCTCTTTATGACAGAGAAAATATTACAAGTGTATATAAAAATAGATTTGAAGTATTAGAATACTGGGGAATAGTAAGTAAAGATATAGCAGAAAATTATGGAATTGAATTAGAAGATGATCAACAATTTGTACATATTAATGCTTGGATTTGTGGAAATAATATTTTAAGAGTTGTAGAAAATCCATTTACTCCAAAACGTATTCCATATTTAGTTTGTCCATATGAAGTAAACCCATATCAATTTTTTGGTGTAGGTATTGCTGAAAATATGGAAGACTCACAGCAAATTATGAATGGTCATGCAAGAATGGCAATTGATAATTTAGCACTATCTGGTAATTTAGTATTTGATGTTGATGAAACAATGTTAGTACCAGGACAGGATATGAAAGTTTATCCTGGAAAAATATTTAGAAGACAAAGTGGTCAAACAGGTCAAGCAGTTCATGGATTAAAATTTCCAAATACAGCACAAGAAAATTTAATGATGTTTGATAAGTTTAGACAACTAGCAGATGAAGCTACTGGTATTCCTTCATATTCACATGGAACAACTGGTGTAATGTCAACAACTAGGACTGCTTCTGGTATGTCTATGTTAATGGGTGCTGCTGCATTAAGTATTAAAACAGTTATTAAAAATATTGACGATTATCTTTTAAAACCTCTTGGAGAAGCATTATATCATTGGAATATGCAATTTAATGATGATACTCCAGAAATTAAAGGAGACTTAGAAGTTAAAGCAGAAGGAACAAATTCTTTAATGCAAAAAGAAGTAAGGTCACAACGATTAATTACTTTTATGCAAACAGCTGCAAATCCTGCTTTAGCACCTTTCGTTAGATGGCACACATGCTTACGTGAAATTGCAAAATCTTTAGACATTGATCCAGAACAATTAATTAATGATCCAGAGAATGCACAAATCTATGCACATATAATGGGGTTAGCAAATGGAAATCAAGTTAATAGAAACGCTATTGGAGGACAAGGTCAAATGGGATCGCCTATGTCAGTTCCTCCAGGGGCTTCGCCAACAGATCCAACAGGAGTTGGAGGTGGCAACATCGGAACTGGCAGTGTACCGATGCCAGGGGAAACTGGCTTTAGTGCGGCAACTGCTGAACCTACAGGAAGCGAATAAAAAAAATAAAGAAAAAGAATAAATGGCATTTACACTCAAATTACTACAAAACGGACAATACGCACTAGATACACAAGATTCTTTTGTATCTACTATGGCTCCAAAAATTAGTTCAGCAGAATTTGAGGCATACAGTGGTCAAAAAAGTACAGCTGCAACAACTGGTCAAGAACTAGTTGGTTCAACAAATCTTGCAGAACAAACACAAAAAGTTTTAAGAGAAACTCCTGGTCAATATCAAACAGTAATTGATCCAACTACAGGAGAAACAAAAACAACTGCTAAAGGTCAAGAAATTACTCAAATTAAAGATACTATTTCAACTTTACCTAAAGCACAAGCTGCACGTTCACCAAGAGAAACTTCTTTAGATAAAGTTCAAAGAATTTTAGGATCAAGTCCAGCACCATCTACTGGTTTTAATATGGATGAATATTTTGGTAGATTAGAAAATATTCAAAAGCAAGCACAAAAAGCACAAACAATTAATACACTAATTAAAGCAGGTGGAGATATTGGAATGGCTTTTTTAAAACAAAATTATGGTGGATTTAAAACTCCTGACTTTACACCATTAACTGGCGGAAGTTTTCCTGGAGGTGGAGGTTTCTTTCAACAAGGAACTGGAACTACTCCAACATTTAGTCCAGGCGTAGGAGCAGGTCTGGCTGCTGCAGGGACATTTTTACAAACAGGCGATGTAGGCAAAGCTGCTAAAGCAGGTGGTGCTTCATATATTGGTGGAACAATTGGTACATCTGTTGGTGGTCCAGTTGGAGGTGCTATTGGTTCTGCAATTGGTGCAGCTATTGGATGTTTCTTACCAGATACATTAATTACAATGTCTAATGGTTCTACTAAAAAAATTATTGATATTGATTTAAAAGATAATATAGCTATTGGTGGAAAAGTATTTGCAACTGGTAAATTTTTAGTTAATAATTTATACGACTATAAAGGTGTTAAAGTTTCAGGTAGTCATTTAGTAAATGAAAATAATAAATGGCTAAGAGTTGAAGATAGTAAACTTGCCATTTCACTTGGAAACAATGAACACATTGTTTATACTTTAGGAACTGATAATAGAAGAATTTTAATTAATAATATTTTATTTACAGATTATTTTGAAGTAGAAGATCAAAATAATTTGTTTAAATATGGAGATTCATATTTTACTAACTGGCAACAATACACAAAAAATTTAAGTAATAAAAATATAAATATATTAAATAAATTTATATAATACTTTTTGTATTTAATGCAATTTAGAAAATGGAATTTAGATATTGATTATCAATATTTAATCAAATGGTGGGGTCAATATAATTTTGGGATTGTTCCAAAAGATTGCTTACCACCAAATGGAATTATAGTAGAACAGGATAATAAACCAATTTGTGCTGGTGGAATTTATTTTACAGGTACAAAATTTGGTTTTATGGAATGGATTATAGTTGATAAAACTGTTAATTTAAAACTTGCACATAAAGCATTAAATTTATGTATAAGTCAAATAATTGAGTTTGCTAAAACAAATAATATAAAATTAATTTTTACAGTAACTGCAGCAACAGCATTACATAAACGTTATGTTAAATATCATGGAATGAAAATTGCAGAAAATAATGTAAAAACATTTATAAAAGATTTAGATAGTAATTATAATAATTTTGATTGGGTATCAGAATAAAAAAGGAAAATAAATTATGGCAATTGATGCAAGTGGAAAACCAACAATGACTGGAATGATGGATGCGAGACCAAGAGTCCCGCAAGCACCAGATTTACGTGGATTACAACCAGCAGTTCAACAAGAGCCTAAGAAAATAAAACAACCCGTACAAAAAACTATAAGTCCAAAAGATTCTTTAAAACAGCAATTTCCTGAAGCAACAGACATGGAATTAGAATTTGCTGAAAGATCTAAAAATTTAACGGATGAAGATAAAACAACTTTGCAATCTGTTTTATCTCCATCTGTTAGAATTGCATTAGAAAAAATAATACCAGAGTTTAAACCAATAATGGATGCTTTTGGTACAAATGAACCTAATGTAGTTATTCCTTTATCAGTTGCATCAAACTATGCAATGATAAAATATGGTGGTAGTTCAATAGATGAAGCTATACAAAATTTTACAACAGATTTGTTAGCATCATCTGAAACACCACGTATGATGGAACAAACAACTGTGCCACCTAGCCCAGAACCACAAGGTTTAATGGCTAGCCCACAAACTATGGAAGAAGTATAGAGCAACCCTTATCCATAAGGCACTCAACCCATAAAGGTAAAAATAATGGAACGAGAAAACGAAGTTCTGGAAACAGAACAACAAGAAATTGTTAACGAAGTAAAAGAAGAAAAAATTACTTTAAAAGACGCTAATCCTTATAACAAGAATAAACCTCTTGATGATGAAGAAAAAGCATTTTTAAAAGGTAAATTATCTGATTTTAATAGAGAACAAAAAGAAAAGGCAACAACAGCAACCGAGCAGAAGGACCCTAATGCAACTGAAGAAACTGCAGAAAAGAAAGAAGCAAAAGTTACTCCTCTTACTGAACGCCCTGTAGAAGCTGAAGATAAAATTTTTAAGAAACGTTATGACGATCTTAAAAGACATTATGATTCTACAATTCAAAAACATAAAGATGAATTGAGATCTTTACGTACACAATTAGAATCTTCCGCAAAACAATTTGTTCCTCCAAAATCTAAAGCTGAATTAGAACAATGGAGACAAGAGTATCCTGATGTCTATGACATGGTAGAAACCATTGCAATGACAAAAGCAGACTCTCGTACAAAAGAGTTAGAGGAAAAATATCATTTTATCCAAAAACAACAAGAACAAATTAATAAAGAAAAAGCTGAAGTTGAGCTTTTAAAATTACATCCAGACTTTAATGAAATTAGACAAAATGAAGAATTTCATACATGGGCTGGTAAACAAGATCCTGTTATACAAAGTTGGTTGTATGAAAATACATCCAATGCACAATTAGCAGCTAGAGCTTTAGATTTATACAAAATGGATCAAGGTATTAGTAAGCTAACTAAAAAACAGGAAAATGATGTAAAAAAAGAAGCAGCTAAAGCTATAACTAAAACTAAGAAAAGCGAAGATACTGATATTAAGCCTAAGAGAATTTGGACACTGTCTGAAATTTCTAAACTTAAATCTCATGAATATGAGAAGTATGAAAAGGAACTTGATTTAGCACGTTTAGAAGGTAGAATCCAACAAAGATAAACCTAAAACAAACTAAACAAGGAGAATAACTATGGCTTTTACAAAAAGTTCAGGTTATGGTAATTTACCCTCTGGTAATTTTACCCCACAGATATTTAGTCAAAAGGTTCAAAAGTTCTTCAGAAGAGCATCAGTAGTTGAGGACATTACCAATACTGATTACGCTGGAGAAATTGAAAATTTCGGCGATACTGTAAAAATAATAAAAGAACCAGTTATTACTGTAGCAGATTATGCTAGAGGAACAGCTGTTTCTACACAAGATCTTGCTGATGACCAATTAACATTGGTTGTTGATCAAGGTTCATACTTTGCTTTTAAAATTGATGATATTGAAGAAAGACAATCTCATGTAAATTTTGAAGCACTTGCAACTTCTTCAGGTGCATATGCACTCAAAAAGAGTTATGATTTTAATGTACTAAAATACATTTATGATAACGCTTCTACAAGTGCAGCTAACACAGGAACAGATGCATCACCATTAACAGGTACAACTAATTCTAACACACTAGTGGATATCATATCAGCTGCTAAAACAGTTCTTGATCTTAATGATGTTCCAGAAGAAAATAGATGGCTAGTTGGACCTCCAAAATTTTTCCAACAACTGAGAAAAGCTGATTCTAAATTAATGGATCAATCAGTAATGGGAGAAGGTGGATCGTCTCAAATAAGAAATGGTCTAGTAGTGGATAAACCAGTATTTGGTTTTAACATGTATGTAACTAATTCTATCGTTGCTGGTGGAACTGGTGCTACTGCAAGCCAAACATTTGGAACTGCATCTGGTTCAACTGAACATATTTTCCTATATGGACATATGTCAGCTGTAGCAACTGCTAACCACATTGCAAAAACTGAGTTAATCAGAGACCCTGATTCATTCGCAGACATCGTAAGAGGATTACACGTTTATGGAAGAAAAGTTCTAAGAACTGACGCTGTATTCTCTGGTGTTGTAACATTATAATAGGAGAATAAAATGGCTTCATATAATAGTTCAAATTCTTCTACATTAATACCTGCATCAAATGATAAATTTAGACTAGCATCAGAAGTTGTTGATTTTTCAACTACAACTAATGTTGCTAATGATAATTTTGATGTTATTGGCATTCCAGCTAACAGTTATGTTGTTACTGCTGGTTGTGACGTTTTAACAGTAGATTCTGCTGGTAATACTGGAAAAATCGCAGTTGGCGATTCTAGTGGTGCTGCTATTTACGTTGCTGCTGTTGCACCTACAAGTGCAACTCAGTTAACTCCAGCTAATACAACTGGAAAATGCTATGCATCCGCTAATGACATTAGATTAACTATCACTGATGGTGCAATTAATGCTAAAGTTAGAGTATGGGCAATAATGATTTCACTTGATAAAGGTGGAACTGAAAAAGATACAGAATCACAATCTGTAACTTTTGCTTAATACTAAGTAATTTCTAGGGGGAGAAATCCCCCTGGATTAAAATAGAATTTTTAAATATTATTTATTAAGATTGATTCTTAGTAATAATAGTGATGCTCATAAGAGATCACTCAACCTCGCTTAACAAAGGAGCAAATAATGACATTTAATTTGTCACCATTATTTAATTCACTTACAATAGGATTTGATTCTATGTTTGATGAATTATCAAAAATTCCAACTTCAACTTTTCCACCATACAATATAGAAAAAGTAGAAGATGGTAAATATAAAATAACTTTTGCAGTTGCAGGATTTACTAAAAAAGATATTGAAGTATCTTGCAAAGATAATACTTTAAAAGTATCAGGCAAAGTACAATTTCCAAAAGATGCTGATTACTTATATAAAGGTATTGCAGAAAGAGCATTTAATCAATCATTTAAATTAGCAGACTATACAAGTGTAATTAAAGCTGAAATGAATGATGGTCTTTTAGATATCGAACTGGAACAAAAATTACCAGAAGATAAAAAAGAAAAAAAGTTTAATATATTATAACTAATTTAAGAGTCTCAGTAAAAATTATATGGCAACAACTTATCTAACATTAATAAATAGAGCTTTACGAGAGCTAAATGAAACTGAACTAACTAGTGCAGGTTTTTCTACTAGTAGAGGTGTTCAGACTTCTATGAAAGATTTTATTAATAAATCAATTCATGATATTTATAATGATGCAGGTGAGTTGCCTATATTATTTTCTCAAAAAAATCAACAAACAAGTGTTGGAGTTCAGGAGTACGAATTACCTACTGATATGAGAAAAGTTGACTGGGACTCTTTTTTTATAAAACCAGGAGAATTAATAACAAATTCAGAGTTTACATCTAATATATCAAATTGGACAACATTATCTGGTTCACCAACTCATGTTACAACAGAAAATGGAAGATGTAGATTAAATAACTCTGCTATTTTTCAAGAAATATCTACAGTAAAAAATAGAACCTATAAACTTCAAGTAAGATTACAAGACCCAGATTCATCTGGATCAAGTTTAAAGGTACAAGTTGGAATAACTTCTGGAGGTACAACTAATTTAAATACAACCTTATCAGTTTCTAATTTTGGAGAAGGTAAAGTTTTAACAACTACATTTACTGCAACAGCACAGAATACTTATATTACTCTTGATAATGATGATGCAACAAATTTAGAAGTAGATTACATAAGAGTTTCTGATAATCAATTAAGTTTAAGAAAATTAAATTTTATATCCTATGATGAGTGGATGCAAAAATATAAAGAAAGTGATAGTGTAAATGATGAAGGATCCTATTCTCTTCCTGTATATGCATACAGAAAACCTAATTATACTTCATTTGGATTAAGTCCAATTCCAGATAGAAGTGATTACATAGTACAATATGATTATTATACACTTCATACAGATTTATCTTTAGCAGCAGATTCAATGGCTTTACCAGATAGATTTGGATCCTTAATAGTGGATAGAGCAAAATATTATATGTATATGCTACGATCAGATCCACAACATGCTACTTTAGCAGAAAGAGATTACAAAGAAAAAATAAGATTATTAAAAGTAGATTATACATCTCCTCAAGAGTATATGAGGGACTCCAGAGTTGTATCTAGTAGCACTAATTTAACATTAGGATAAAAAATGAAAATTGATAAAAATTTAAAAAGTTATGGTAATGAATATGATAAATATTCAGATATGGCAGAGACAATAATTTCAGATGATATAATAAGAGATGATCCTAATAAAACAATACCACCAATAATGCCCGAAATTGATAGAGATATTTTACCTGTAATGCCAAATAGCCCTGGAATGCAAAATCCAAAATTTTTTCAACAATATGCAATGGGTAAAAAACCAAAGGTTGAACCTGAAAAAAAACCTGAGGAAAAAAAGACCAATGAACAAATAAAACGAGAAAGATTAGAGGAATTAAGAAAAGAACTTAAGATAAAATAATAATTATGAAAATAGATAAAAATTCAAAAACTTATAGTAATGATTATGATAAATATTTAGAGGTTAATGAATCTTTACAAAAAGAAGAACCTGGATATTTAGAGGTTGCTAAAGTTATAATTATTGGAGAAGCACCAGCTAAAAGAGCACAAGCTGCAAAGGCAATTAAAACTAAAGATACTAAAACATTAGAAGGAATGACTCTTGGTGATGTTGCAACTCCTAGTGAATTAAAATTATTAAAAGATAAAAATAAAAATAAACCATAAGATAAATGCCAGCAACAGATTTAATATCACCGTTTACTGTTAGTTGTGCTGGAGGTTTAGTTCTTAATAAAGATGTTTTTTCAATGCAACCTGGTGAAGCACTTCAGCTTCAAAATTTTGAACCAGACATTGAAGGTGGATACAGAAGAATTAATGGAACAACAAAGTTTAATAGTAATATAGTTCCGCAAGTATCACTAGCAACTGAAAGAGTTGTAATGAGTGCTATATTTAATGGTCAAGTATATGCTGCTAGGGGAGGAAGTATTCATAGAGGCGGAACAACTGGATCTTGGACTTCTGTTATAACTGGTCTTACAACTCCTGTAAAAAATTATACTCATAGAATTTTAAATTTTGATGGAACTGAAAAAATAGTTATTTGCACAGGTGTTGATCAATTTGCACGATCAATTAATACATCAAATACTGTTACAGTTATTAATGCTGCTAATGCTCCAGAATTTCCTAAATTTGTAGAGGTATTTAGAGATCACGTATTTTATGCTGGAATGTCAGCAACTCCACAAACTGTTACATTTTCAGAACCATTTAATGAAGATGGATTTTTAGCTGGAAGTGGTGCTGGAACATTTAAAGTAGATAGCACTGTTGTTGGATTAAAAGTATTTAGAGATATACTATATATTTTTTGTGAAGATAAAATTTATAAATTAGCTGGATCATCTTCAGCAAATTTTGTTGTGCAACCTGTTACAAGGCAAATTGGTTGTTTAGATGGTGGTTCTATTCAAGAAATTGGAGGAGATATTATTTATCTTGCACCAGATGGTCTTAGAACAATTGCTGGTACAGATAAAATTGGTGACGTAGAATTAGGCTCTGTATCAAGACAAATTCAATCAAGAATTAATAGTATTACATTTGATAATGTTAATTCTTTAGTAATAAGAGATAAATCTCAATATAGATTATTTTTTCCAGTAACTACAAAAGCTGAATCTATTTCAAAAGGTATTATTGCAGTATTTAAATTAAACCAAAATACTGGTGGAGTTGGTTTTGAATATGCTGACATAGTTGGAATTAAACCATCATCTACAGATTCAAATTTTATTACAACAGCAGATGAACTTTCAATTTATGGAGGATATGATGGGTACATATATAAATTTGATAATGGTAATGTAATTACAAGAGCCTCATCAACAAGTAATATTATTGCTACTTATCGCTCTCCAGATATAACAATGGGTGATCCTGGTTTAAGAAAAAATATGCAAAGAATTAATTTAAATTATAAAGGAGAAGGTCAAAACATTGATGCTGAATTATCATTACGTTATAATTATGATGATGTAAATACTCCACAACCAACAAAAATAGATATTACAGCAGCTGCTGGTGCAGCTATTTATGGAACTTCTACATATGGAACTCCAGTTTATGGAGGATCAGCAATACCTTTAATAAGACAATCAATAGAGGGTTCTGGATTTGCTGTAGCAATTAAAATAGACGATATTGCAAGTGCAGATGTAATATCAATAAAAGGATTTCAATTAGAATTTACACCAGGGGGAAGAAGATAAATTATGGCAGAATATTCAAGTAGGATTAGTACATTTACTACAGGAGATACAATTGAAGCAGCACATGCAAATGATGAATTTAATACAATTCTTGCTGCTTTTGCTTCATCTACAGGTCATAAGCATGATAACACAGCTGGGGGCGGTGGTTTTGTTCCACTTGTAGCTGACTCAGATGCAAAAAATAAAATTTCATCAGATACTTCTAATAATAGATTTGGAATATTTGTAGAAGTAGGAGGTTCTGCTGTAGAACAATTTAGATTTCAAGACGGTGCTATTATTCCTGTTACCGATAATGATATTGATTTAGGAACTTCATCATTAGAATTTAAAGACGCTTATTTTGATGGAACAGTTAATTTAGATGGACTAGTAATTGGAAGTGCAACATCTATTACAGATGTTGATACTGATTTAACAACAGTATCTGGAAGCCATGATACATTAGCTTCTGCTAAAGCAATTAAAACATATGTTGATAATTTATCTTTTTTAAGTGCATCAGCTTCAACTTTTTTAACAACTTCTACTTCTGCAAATTTAGCAACATTAATTAGTGATGAAACTGGTACTGGTGCATTAGTTTTTGCATCATCTCCATCTTTAACTACACCATCATTTAGTTCAATTGTTAATACAGGAACTTTAACATTACCAACATCAACAGATACATTAGTTGGTAGGGCTACTACTGATACGTTTACAAATAAATCATTTAACGCAAATGGAACTGGAAATTCTATTACTAATATTGAAGTAGCAGATTTTGCATCTGGAGTTGTAGATACAGATTTAACTTCAGTCTCTAGTTCAGATGATACTCTAGCATCAGCAAAAGCAATTAAAACTTATGTTGATGCACAAGTTGGTGGTGGTCTTGATATTGATTCACTTGCAGATGGCACTAGTATTACTTTAGTTAATACTGATTTATTACCTGTATCAGATTCTGGAACAGAAAAAAAAATATTTGTATCCCAATTAGATAGTTATGTATCATCCAGTTCTCAAACACTTACAAATAAAACAATAAGTGGTGCCGCAGGTCAAAACACTATTACAAATTTAAATGCTTCAAATTTAGCTTCAGGAACAGTACCAAGTGCAAGATTAAGTTTAACATCCTCTGATTTACCAACTGTACCAACTACTAAAGGTGGAACAGGATTAACAACAATAGGTACAGCAGGACAAGCTATAGTAGTCAATTCAGGTGCAACTGCTTTAGAATTTAGTACAATACAAGCATCTGAAATTACAACAGTTGGAAATTATTTTTCTAACTGGAATGAAATTTCTTCTAACTTAACTACTACAACAACATCAACTAAAAATTTGTTTTTGTGTGGCGACATAACAGTTAGTGGAAGTGCAGTATGGACTGTAAGTGGCACAGGCACACTTACAATTATATAAAACAAACAAACAAACATAAGGAAATAATAAATGCCAAGTCGAATAAAAGTTGATGAGATTGTAGGTAGTAGTGGTAATACGATTACTATTCCTTCTGGTCAAACTTTAGATGCTAGTTCAGGTACTTTAACTTTACCTGCTACAGCATTATCAACATTAAACGCAACCAATCTTACATCAGGCACAGTACCAGATGCTAGATTTCCTGCTACATTACCTGCGAGTAGTGGAGTTAATTTAACTAATCTTAACGCAACAAATCTTTCAAGTGGAACAGTACCTAATGCAAGACTAAGCGGTATCACAAGAGACAAACTAGATTTAATTAGTACAGCAAGTGATGCTAGTTTAGTTGCAAAAGGAACAGCAGGAGTAACAGACGGATATATACAATTAAACTGTGAACAAAATTCTCACGGAATAAAAATTAAAAGTCCAACTCACGCATCAGGAGCTAACTATACTTTGGTAATGCCACCAAGTATTGGAACAGCTAATCAAGTGATGAAAATGAATAGTGGTGCAACAGCATTAGAGTTTGGAACATTAACATCAGATGGAACAGTAGATTGGGACACAACAGTCAAGACATCAGGATTTACTGCAACTGCTAATAAAGGATTTTTCTGTAATACAACTTCTGCCGCATTTACAGTTACACTACCAGCTTCGCCAAGTGCTGGAGATGAAATTGTAATTTTAGATTACGCAGGAACTTTTGATACTAACGCACTTACAATTAATCCAAATGGAAATAAAATTCAAGGTGCGACAGATAACGTATTATTAAGTGGAGATAGAGAAGGTGCAAGATTAGTTTATATAGATACAACACAAGGTTGGTTGGCTTATTCAGGTATTAATGAAGGAACAAGTTCTTTATTACCAACAGTTTATTCAGTAGATTTTTTAGTAGTAGCTGGTGGAGCTGGTGGTGGTGGTTATTATTATGCTGGTGGAGGTGGTGCAGGAGGATATAGAACATCAACTCAATCAGTTAATATTGGAACAGTAATTACAGTAACAGTTGGAGATGGTGGTGCGGCAGGTTCTACAAATAACAGAGGTGGTGATGGAAATAATTCTTCATTTTCTGGTTCAGGTTTAACAACAATTACTTCTACTGGAGGTGGTGGAGGTGGTAGTAGTGGTAGTAGTCAAAATAATGGTGCTAATGGTGGTTCTGGAGGTGGTGGTTGTGGAGGAAATCCAGATCCACAAGGTACTGGAGGAACTGGAAACACACCTAGCACATCACCAAGTCAAGGAAGTAATGGAGGAACTGGTACAAATACTGGTTCAGGCACTCCTAATAGCGTTGGAATGGGAGGTGGAGGTGGTGGTGCTGGTGCAACAGGTGCAAATGGAACAGCTGGTCAAGGTACAGGTGCGGCAGGTGGAAATGGTTCAGCATCTTCAATTACTGGTTCATCTGTAACTTACGCAGGTGGTGGTGCTGGAAGTGGTTCTACTATAGCAGGTTCAGGAGGAACTGGTGGCGGTGGAAATGGTGCTACATATATTCCAAGCACTAATGCAACAGCAGGAACTGCAAACACAGGAGGTGGTGGAGGTGGTGCATCACACGCCGGAGGAGGTCCAAATGCTGGTGCTGGTGGAAAAGGAGTTGTTATATTAAGTGTACCAACTTCTTCATATTCAGGAACAACAACTGGTTCGCCAACAGTTACAACATCAGGTTCTAATACAATTTTAACATTTAACGGAAGTGGGAGTTACACAGCATAATGGCTAGTTTTGCAAAAATAGGATTGAACGGAAAAGTAATTGAAGTTCAATCAGTAGTAAATGAAGTTCTACACGATAGTAACGGAGTAGAACAAGAAAATATTGGAATAGATTTTCTAACTAAATTAACTGGTTGGGCTATTTGGAAACAAACATCTTATAATACTCGTGGTGGAGTTCATACATTAGGTGGAACACCTTTTAGAAAAAATCACGCAGGAATAGGTTATACTTATGATGAAGATAGAGATGCTTTTATTCCTAAAAAACCTTTTAATAGTTGGATATTAAATGAGAATACTTGTCTTTGGGAGGCACCAGTTGCTAAACCAAATGATGAGAATAAGTATAATTGGAACGAACAAAATCAATCTTGGGATTTAGTAGAATAAAAAACTAAGAACGATAATGGAAGCAACAATAAATGGAATATTTCCAACACCTGTCTATATTTCTAAATTAGATAGAGAACTTTCAAAACAAGAATTAGATTTAGTAAATAAATCTCAAAAAGATTTTTATAAGAATGAAGGAAATATAACTTCTAATAATAGTTATATCTTAGAAGAAAAACCATTTAAAACTCTTAAAAAAGATTTAATGTTAAGAGTAGATGATTACTTTAACAAGGTATTAGCTACAAAAAATGTAGAACCTTACATTACGCAATCTTGGTTAAATTATACTGAAACCAATCAATATCATCATACACACGAACACCCAAATAGTTTAGTTTCAGGAGTGTTTTATATTAATGCTGATAAAGATAATGATAAGATTAAATTCTTTAAAAAAAATTATCAGCAAATAAAACCAGAAGTAAAAGATTGGAATTTATATAATTCTGAAAGCTGGTGGTTTCCAGTAAAAACTTTAGATGTAGTATTGTTTCCATCATCTTTAACGCATTGTGTTGAAGTAAAACAAGGAACTAATACTAGAATAAGTTTAGCTTTTAATGTTTTTGTAAAAGGTATTTTAGGCAATAATAAAAGTTTAACAGAACTTAAATTATAATGGTTAGAAAACTTACTATTGAACAAACAATAAAACAATACACTAATGAAAATGGATTTTCTTGGGGTATTAATACAGTAATGAAATCATTAGTTCCTGAAGCAAGTTATGATTTAACTTCTGCTGGTGGTACTTTTATTATTGATAGATGGGATAGTATATATCCGCAACCTACATCTCAGGAAATAAGAGACGAATATATTAGGCAACAAACTATAGCTGAGTGCATTGAATACTTTAATAAAGTAACCTCAAAAATATCATAAGTCTTTTCTTAACAAACAAATACACAAATGATATATTTTATATTAGGAATAATTATAGGAATATGGGCAGGCTGGAAATACGAGCATGTCATTAATGATATTATTAAATCAGTTAAAGCAAAATTTTAGTTTTATTATATATTTATAAAAGACTAAAATTTGTAAATGCCTAAAAAAGTTAATACATATGGTACTGGTTTATTTTTTAAAAGAACTAAACCAAAAAGACCTGGAAGACATTCGAAAAAAGTAAATAAACATAATACTAAAAAAAAATATAGAGGACAAGGAAGAAAATAATATATGGCTACCGAACTAGATCCAGGTGCACTGGCACCTCAACAAGCACAGCAAACAGGATCAAAATCTGCTGTAAGTTTAATTGGGTCGTTATTAAGTACACCTACATTACCACAAGGTACTACAGTATCACCTCAATTACAAAATGTTCAAGCTAATGAACTTTTAGCAACTCCAGGAGTTACTGGAACTGTAGCTGCACAAACAACTGCTGCAACAACACCTATGGCTGCTGCTGCAACTGTTGCACCTGCCGCTAATGTAACTACAGTTACTCCACAAGCAGCTAGTCAGTATACCGCTGCTCAAATTGGAACTGCTCCAACTATGGCTGCTGCACAAGGAACATTAACTGCTCCTATGATTGCAGCCCAACAGTCTTTAGCAACATTAGATCCTAAAGCAACTGTTAAAGGTCAATTAGAAAATATATCAAAAGATATTGAGCAGTCAGTTACAATGGGCTCGCCATTACCTGCATTTGCTAGAGGTGCTGCTGAGGCTTCTAAAGCTGCAATGCAAGCAAGAGGTCTTGGTGCTTCTACAATGTTAGGTGAAGCACTTGCTGAAGGTATTTTAAAATCAGCATTACCAATTGCTGCTGCAGATGCTGAAACATATAAACAGGTTATATTTCAAAATTTATCAAATAATCAACAAGCTGCATTAGTTAATGCTCAATCATATCTACAAGTTGATTTAAGTAATTTAACAAATCAGCAACAAGCAAACTTACAAAATTTACAAGCACGACAACAGCAGTTATTATCAGATAATTCATCAAGAAATGCTGCATTACAATTTAATGCTACAAGTCAAAATCAAGTTAATCAATATTATGATTCATTAAACTCAAATATAGTTTCACAAAATGCTGCTAGAATAGATGCAATGAATCAATTTATGGCATCTGAATTAAATAAAGTACGAGCCTTAAATGCTAAAAATGAAGTAGCGATTAATGATGCAAACTCTCAACGAGAAGCTGCTATATCACAGTTTAATGCTACTCTTTCAGATGCAAGACAAAGATTTAATATAGAGAATCAAAGAATTATTGACCAATCTAATACAGTTTGGAGAAGACAATTAAACACAGCAAACACTGCTGCTATTAATGCTGCTAATGAAGCTAATGCAACCAATTTATTAAATTTATCTAATTTTGCATTATCATCTTTATGGCAACAATGGAGAGATGAAGCATCATGGGTAAATACATCTTCTGAAAATGAAAATAATAGAAATCATAATTTAGCAATAGCTGCATTAGAAAGAACAACAACATTTGATTTACAAAGTAGTGCACAAAAATCTGCTCTCTATGCAATGTTAGGTGCTTTTGGAATGAAAATATTTGCAACTTATGTTGGTAAACAACCTTAAAATAATATGAATACTTTAAAAAATATATTTGATAACGCTGCAAAACAAACAATAGATAGTACCTACACATGGTTTGATTATCCGAGTGACGAACAAATTAAAAAACAAAAAGAAAAATCAAAACCTACAATTGGAGATGAGATAGAAGAAATAAAAAAAAAAGTAAAACCAATATTTAAAGAAATTGGAGAACAAATAAAACCAGCAGATGAATTGCAGTCATATATGCAAAATGTTAGAGCCCTTATGGCACAAAGAGTAAGACTTCCTGGTGAAGTTGGCATTGGGGGTCCAACTCAACCAAAAATGGCAGGAAGATTACAGGCAATACCTGGTTCTGTTGGTGGATTAAGGGCAGAAACTTTTACAGATAAAATTAATGAAGTTCGAGCAAGAATGAGAGCTTTTGCAACCGATAAGTATTACTCAGATATTACATACGGAAAATCATAATAAATTAATGACAAGAATAATAACACCTACAGATGATGCAATAGAGACAGAAATAAATGAATTTGATGTTCCTGTTCCAGGTCAATCATTAACAGATACACCAGGAAATTATCCTTGGGAACATCCACCAAAAATGTTACAGCCAGAAATGGTTTTAGATATTTTATGGGAAAGATTAACTACTCCAGAAGCTCTTGAAGAAATTATAACTATGCTTGATGCTGGTGTTCCAGTAGAAGCTATTGTAAGAGTTATAACATTTGTTGGATTTGCAGAAGGAGAATTTACTCCTGATGTAGGATTTCTAATAGTGGAACCCTTAATGGAAATGATTACAGCAATTGGAGTTAGAGCAAAAATTAAAAATTTAAGAATTTCATTATCTGATTTATCTAATAAAAAATTTAAAAAAGATATGGCAAAACTAAAATATGTTAACGAAGAAATTCAAATGAAAAAAAATAATTCAAAAAAATTACCAATGATTACAGAACAAAAAGTAGGATTATTAGCTAAACCAATGGAACCTCAAGGAGAAGTATAATGTCATTTTTTACACCATTTTTATTAGGTGCTGGACAAGAATATTCTAGAAGATTATCAGAAAGTGATCGAATTGCTGGAAAAGTTGTTGATCTTGTTGCTAACAATGTTTTAAATGAATTAGCAGTTGAAAAACAAAATATTAAAAATCAAGTTGCTTTAAAAGATTCGTTTACATCAATATATGGTTCAAAGTTTTCAAATGTAATGGATTCAGTTGGTGCATTTGAAAGTGGAAATAGACAAGAAACAGACGAATTTATTAAAAGGGCATTTTCAACAGATAGTTTATTAGATCTTAAAACAAAAATTGATAATTTACCAGATGACAAATATAAAAATTTACCAAGTTTTATACTTAATAAAAAGGCTAGAGTTGAAGATAAGCAGCAATTTGTTAATAAACAATTTTCTGATGTTCCAAATCTTAGACGAATTATGCTTGAGGGTAGAGAAGTTGGTGGTGGGGAAATAGGGAAAGCATTATTTGGAGATGTATTAACTAAAAAAGATGTACCTGTAGCTGTTGAAAAATTAAGTAGAGCTGCTGGTGGTCCTATACCAGAACCTATGAAAGTAGATACGCAAGGTCTTGCAAAAGAACTAGGTGTTAAACCATTTTCTCAATTATCATTTGCGGAATTAGATCTTTCAGGTAGTCCTTCAGCACAAAGAGAAGTAGCTAGTATAAGAAAAGAGGCAAAACTAAGATTTGATAATGAAAAATTAAAAGGTATACCTTTAGTTAATGAATATAATAATGAATATAATAATGCAAAGACTTTATATGAATTTAAAACTGGGCAACCTTACCCAGTAAATTTAAATAATTATGTTTTAGAAAATATATTTATTCCAGATATTGTAAAGGAAAGCGGAAGATCTTTGGGAAAAAAAACAGAGCGAGCACCTCTTTTAGGTAAAAATGAAACATTAGAAGAATTAGCAAAATTATCTATAAATCCACTCACTAAAAAAAGATATACACGAGCAGATATACCAACTCTTATAGCTATCGGAAAAGATAAAATAAGAAATACTAATCAAAACATAAATTTATCACAAGAACAAAAAGAAATTATAAATAATAAAGATAGACTTACAATTATTGCAAAACTAAAATCTTTAGGTATTATTGATGTAAATAAATCAGAATATAGATTCTAATATAATGGCTGAAAGTTTACCATTTGTAAATCCTCTCATAGATAATGAAAATGATAATTTACTATTACAAAAAATAGATAAATCAAAAAGTTCTTTACCATTTAAAAATCCTCTTATTGACGATAATTTTCCAATATCTAAAACTAATATTTTACCATTTAAAAATCCTCTTATACAAGACAATGAGATGGAAATTTTTAGAAAGTTAGATGTTTCAAAAATTCAAGCTCCAAGAAATACATTTTCAATAGATGGTAATGATAGTTGGTGGGATAATTTTAGTTATGGTTTTAAATTAGGCGTTACTGATACTGTTCGAGGAGTTACTCAAATGGCAACAACAGGTGATCCAACAGCACGTGCAGGAGTTTTAATAAAAGATGTACCAGGTATAGGAGAAATTGATTTCCGATCAACTCAAACTTTAGTTGACCAACAAAATGAACTACGCCAAAGAATGGCTGACCCAGAAAATGGAATTTGGGCTACTATTGGTTATTTTGGAGGTGCTGTATTAGATCCTGCTGGTTGGTTAATACCATTTGGAAAATTATATAATGGATATAAAACTTTATCCACACTTCAAAAAGCTAGACAACTTGCTAAAGTTGGTGCAGTTAGTGGTGGTTTTACTGGTGCTGTAGGGTATGTTGATGAAGATAGTTATTTAGATACAAGATCAAAACAACTTTTAGCTGGTGCAATTGGAGGAGGAACATTAGTTCCTGCAGTTGGAATTGGTGCAGAAAAATTATTTAGAAAATCAACTAGCACAATATCAGATGATAAACTTATTAATAAAGCAACTGGTGGTAAAAGAGATATTACTATAAAAACAACAAATGATAATGAATATATTAATATTAAAGCTATTGCTGAAGCTGGAAAAGATGACAGGATTCTTCAAATAAGAAAAAAGATTCCAATAAAAGAACGGGAAACACTAGATGATATTCCAACAGAAACTAAATTAAAAGGATTAGGTGATAGACTAACAGAACCAGTTAGACTATGGTATAAAAATACATTAGGAGATCCTGCGTGGAATTATTTATTATCTGGTAAATATGGAACAGAAATTGCTAGTGGGGCAGCTGGTGGAGTTATTGGCTATCAAGTTCCAGATGAAGAGGCAACAGTTTCTGAAAGATTTGGATCTGCTGCAATTGGATTTATATCAGCTGCAGGAGGTGTAAAAGGATTAAAAACTTTACCAGCAAGATTTTTTCCAGAGCCAATACAAAAATTAGCTGCTGGGGGTCCTACTGGAGAAATTACTAATACAACAAGTCTTGGAGAATTACTTGCAAGGGGTCTTGTAGATGGAAAAGGTTTACCACAAGAAGCAAAAGATTTAAAAATATTATCACAAGGAAAAACTAATGAATTAGGTCATCAATTTGCTAGAATTGTAGAAAAAACTATGCAATTAACTACTAATGAAAATAGAGTTTTACTAAATATGTTAGAAGGTGATGTTGCAATTAATAAAATTCCATCAAAAATTTTAAAAGATTTAACAAAAGAAGCTAGAAATACTATAACTGAAACTGCTCAACTTATGGTTGATTTTGGTTTATTAAATCAAAAAACAGTAAATGAAAATGTTAATACTTGGATTAGAAGAGTTTACGCAGAAAAGGGATTAAAAGAAACAGCTACTCTTGAAGATTTATTAAAACCAAGAGGTATAATTATAGATGTAACAAAAGAACAATATCTAAAAAAATTTAAAAAAGAAAAAGCCTTTCATTATGATTCTGATGCAGACCCCGATTTATTGAAAAGATTATTTGAAATAAAACTTACAGAAAATAAAGCAGTACGTGAAAGTTTATTACAATCAGATGAATATTCTAATTTATTAAAAAAGTTAAATAAAGGAACTGAAGTAGAAAATCATGCTGGTTGGGAAGTATTTGGAAAAAGTAAAGAAGAGTTTAATAAATTAACAAAGGATGATACTATATCTATTCGTTGGCAGTATACAAAACAAGAAAGAATAGCAATGGGTCAAATTGAAAGTGCCTCATTAGCTATAGCAGAAACGGGAAGAATTTTAAGTGGTGAACTTGGTAGATATGCATTTTATGATGCTTTATCAAAATCAAATTTAGCATTTTCTAAACCTAGTACTTCACTTATAGAAACAAATAATTTAGTTAAAGTTCCTACAGAAATTTTTGAAGGAAGTCTTGGAAAAACAAGATTTGGTAATTTATCTGGAAAATTTATTAGTAGAGAAATATATGATAATTTAGTTAGAACTCAAGACTATCTTGCAAAAAATCCAGCATCTTTATACAAAGGATATAAATATTTAAATCAACTTTGGAAATTATCCAAAACAGCTTGGAATCCTACAGTTCATCTTAATAATACTTTAAGCAATGTGATATTATATGACTTAGTAGATGGTAGTAATTTTAGAGAAAATATGGGTGCTGCCATAAAGGGACTTCTTGCAAAGGGTAAAGATAAAGAATCAGAATTAGTTACGTTAGCAGAACGTAATGGTTTATTTGAAGCAGATTTTGTTACAAATGAATTAAAAAGTGTAACAAACATATTAAAAAATAATCCATATGAAGTATTTGGTTCTAAAAATTTAGATGAATTTAGTCAGTCTGTAAGCGTTGGAAGAGTTATACTAAATGATTTAAAAAGAAGTTTTTTTGGATTAAAAAATGCCGCACAGTTTGGTGCTGATTTATATAAATTTGAAGATAATGTATTTAGACTTGCATTATTTAGAGATAGATTACAGAAGGGATATAGTCCAGAAAAGGCAGCCCTTGAAGGTAGAAGAGCTTTTATTGATTATAATATTGATGCACCAATTATAAACATAGCTAGAGAAACAGTAACACCATTTTTAGCATATACATATAGAGTGGTTCCAATATTAGCTGAAGCTGCGGTAACAAGACCATGGAAATATGCTAAATGGGCAGCATTAGGATATGGTTTGAATGCTTTGGGTGGTTATTTTGCTGGTGGAGA